CTAAAGCATCTTCATACGCATATCATGTTCAAACCCTGCAAACGTTGAGTTTGTCAGCGTGTAAACCGAGTTATACAGTGATGTTGTCAGGAAATGATCTATCCTGCTGATTTTGTCGGGATAGCTTACAAGGCTTTTCATCACATACTGAACGTGTTCAAATGTTATCTTTCCGTAAGCCGACTTTGCCGTTTCTTCCGATACCCGTTTTCCCTCCGATACCACACTTCGCTCTCCGCAGAGGACATCGACCATAAGGTCTTTTATTTCTTCTGCCATTTGAACAACAGAGCTGTCGGGGTGAGAAATAAGGCAGTCATAGTCGATCTGTTTCTTAACTTCTTCCACAACTGTGTTTCTGTCAATTCCATCAATCAATCCGTCAGCTCCGGGTGAAAAATTTTGAAAGTCCGTCCGTGGCAGATTGATAGATTGATCGTAAGTATAACTCATATCAGTATTATTTATATCAATATTATTAGAGTCCGAATTTCGTACTTCAAGAAGTCTGTTTTTCGGATTTGCAGAAGTCTGATTTTCGGACTTCTTGATATCTGTTTTTCCGACTTCTTGAATTCCGTTTTCCAGACTTCTTGATGTCGGCACACGATTGGTATTCTGCTCACCTTTAACAATGAAATTCTTCACATACAAAATAGACGGCAGTCCCAGACCTCGGCGTTTCTTCCTCACAAGCTCGATTCCTGATTGATCGTCAAGCTCTTTGAGAAGATTGAGAGCCTTTTCGTGACCTACATCAAGGCTTTCCTCAATTTCTTCAACAGGAAAAATGATATATACCCTGTTGTGCTTGTCTATCCAGTTATTTTTACGGCTTAAACTCATACGTTCAAGAAGCAAACCATACAACAGCTTTGCTTCATTGGATAAACCACCGAAATGTTCCTTGTCAGTGAAAAGCACCTTCGGCACTCGGACAAAGGTAAATTGTTCGGCTTCAACGCCGTAATAATAATCAAATTCAGTTTTGGGCATATAGATTACACCTTATCAAGAATAATCGGGCAACAAAAAAAGGGCTTCCGTACACTTACATAAACGTAAGCATACGAAAGCCCTGCTTCCATACATATATAAACTACTCTGATTGTAAAGGCGATAAATGGCTCTAAATAACGATTTAAGGCGACCTAACGCCAAGGAAAAGAAGTAACACAAACATTACTCTCTGTCCTCGATTTTAGTTCGCCTTAAAATTTGCTTGGCTCCCCAGCGCAGAGGGAGCACAATCCGCTGAGGAGCTATCTGACACGGCTGATAGCGGTATATCAACGCATTTGCCGTCCTTATCTTTGAAAATGACCGTCAGCTTATCGTCGTAAACATACACCTTTGATATCATTATGTCGGCGATAGCTTTCTTGCCCTCGGTGGTGTTGATATCGGTTGCGAGGATATCATCTATAAACACGGTGATCTGCTCCACTGATGGCACATTGTCTGTCATTGCCTGCGACAATCGGAGGGCGGAGCTGAGCTGCTCCTTGCGCTCTTCCAGCTCCCTGACCTTATCATAAAGCAGCTGATTTCCTCCCGTTTGGGCTATGGCGTTCACAACGTTCTCAGCCTGCTTTGTGCATTCGGTCAGCTCCTTTTCCAGTTCAGCGGGCGCATACTCATTTCGGACCGTCTGCAAATACATCTGATAAATGGTCTCGGCGGTCTCCGCCTTGTCCATCTGCTCAAATGCTGACCGTGCTGCTCTGCATACCTCGTCCTCTATCAGATATTTATTTTCCAGCTTCTTGTGGCAGCCTGACTTTTTCTGCACGCCGTTACAGCGGTAATAATAGTGCTTGACCCCGTTGCGTCCTGTGCCTGACAGCCCGCTCATAGGCTCTCCGCAGTGACCGCAGTATAATTTACCCGACAAATAATAGTCGGCTTTGGCGGTGTTCTTGGCGGCTCTCTTGCGGTTGGTTATCAGCTTTTCTCTTACGGCTTCAAAAACGTCATTGGGTATCATCTGCGGTATTCCTCCCTCGATCACTATATCGTCATATTTATATATCCCTATGTATTTTTCGTTGCTGAGCATATTGTAAAAACTGTTTGTGGTGAACGGCCTGCCTCGGCGGTTGCGGTAGCCCTGGGCATTCAGATGCTCGGCTATGTCGGTGAGCCTCTCCCCCTCTGCGTACATTCGAAACACAGTTTCGGGGATAATTCGGGTCTCATCATCAATGACCAGTTTCTTGTCAACGACCTTGTAACCCAGTGGGATATGCCCTGTGGTCTGAGCTTTCAGGGCCGACTGCCTCATTCCTCGGATAGTCTTTTCTCTGAGGTCGGCGCTGTAGTATTCGTTTATTGCTTCGATGATGTGGGTCATCATCTGGCCCGATGCGTCATCGCCGAAGCTCTCCATGACGGACAGCAGCTTCACGCCGTTTTTAGCTAAAATCTGACGGTTTACGGCGCTGTCGATGGTGTTGCGGGCGAAGCGGTCAAGCTTCCAGACAATAACACTGTCCCACTTGTGCATGGCGCTTTCATGAAGCATCTGCTGGAAGGCGGGACGATCATCGTTTTTGCCCGTCATGGCTCGGTCTATGTATTCCTGCACGACTGTTATGCCGTGCTGCTTGGCGTAATTGTAGCAGTCGTATAACTGTCCTTCAATGGACTGCTCCGTCTGCTTGTCCGATGAATATCGGGCGTATATTACGGCGGTTTTCAAATTTTTTATCACTCCTATTGATTTTTTCGTCAGGATATGATAAAATACAGTTACTGTGGTGTGTATTTTATACATATCCCTCTCCCCGTTCGGTGTTCCAGCGCCGGGCGGGGATTTTTATTTATAAATCAAAGATTTCCATTATCGGATCTGCTGGCTGCATCATCATCTTTCTGATACCATATTCTGAAATATGTAAGGGTATCATTGTCCTTTGGTGTACCGATAAAAAGTGATATTTTAGTATCACCGGAATACCAGATAAGATCATACAACGGGCTGCCGTCTTCACCTTTTCCATACTTTTCTGTCAATGTGTCTATTATTGACTTCTGGAGAGCTGCCGCATCATCGGGCATAAGATCAGGACTGCCATATACAGCCGAATATAAACCGTCAGATACATCAAAAGCATATGTCAAATCAAATTTCTGACCGAACATATCAATGTTTTTATAGCGCAGGCTTTTATTTTCCTTTTCACTATCAAACTCAGCAGTTTCGGAGGATTTCACTTCGTCTATTGACATACCCCATTTAATATTTCTGATAACGCTGTCACTGCTCTGCTCCTCTTCGGACACGGATTCGGAAACAGACACCTCGGTATTTGGTGCTGCTTCACTGCCGCACGCTGAAAAAACTGACATCACACACATGACTGCAAGAACAGCTGATATTATTTTTTTCATTGAGTACACTCTCCTTAATTGTCAATCTTCGTTTTCAAAATCATGAATAGTTATTCCGGCTTCACGGGCTGCTTCTGATATTTTTTTGAAATTAGCAGAAGCAGCTTTTTTCATTCGTGTATATCCCGCCTGACTTTTAGGCGCAATATCGGGCAGCTTTATCACTATTTGCTCATATTCTTGCTGCGCATATTTACTGTTAAGATCATCAACTTCTCTTTTGTGCTTTAATTCTAATAAATGGTTATATCCATCTATCCATTGTTGTGGTCTGCTATCAGTAAATGGTCGATTGCTATATTCAATTACGTCAGTGCCTGATATAGACTTGTTAGTATATGGGTCTGTTAAATAATGCATTCCATATATAAATGGGTAAATAATCATAGAACAATGCCCTGCATTATTTTTGACATAATCGGGCAACTTTGGAAATCGCTTATCTTTGCCCGAAATGGAATACACTCTATTTCCATATGCAGAGCACTCTGCACAATGGTAGCAATTACATACAACGTCCACCAAATCCGTATTCATTTCCCCTGCCAGGTCAGTTTGCTTTAAGTTGATGCTATTTATATTCAATATTTTTTCTGCAGCAGAATTTCCATTTGAATACATCTCTTCAACTTTGTGAGCTTCATCAAACTGCTTATCTAACCGAAGATACTTTGCAAGTCTCAGATAATCATCAATCGGGTATGTCATATCCGAAAGAGGCATTATTTCATCTGATTTTCTAAGGCACTCTATTGCCAAATCTAAACGACCATTTTTCTTATGCTCTGTCGCTTTTCGCTGCAATACATATTCGATATTGTAATAAGCGTAACTTTTACCGTCCTTCGGATCATATTTAAATGACTTAACAGGGATACTTTTTATCCCCTGTATGCTATTTAAATCATAGCAAGGTTCCAAAGCACATTTGTCGCATAGACCATTTTTGTCCAATTTAAGAAACAATCCCCATTTCCCACATTTTTTACATCTTGGCATTTTGTCACGTCCTCTTTTGTAGTAAACTTATTCTTCAATAATATCCGTTGTACCGAGCACCAGGCCAAAGCAGCGGCTGTCATCTGTGGTCGAAATATCCTTATACTTAGAATTTAAAGATATAAGCTTATCTCCGCCGTATTTCTTGACATAACCCTTGCCGTCAACATCGAAAATACCTATCTGACCTATATCCACAGCAGGCTGCTTGCGGACAAGAAGATAATCCCCATTACTGAACTTAGGTTCCATACTGTCACCGTCAACACGCAGAATAAAATCTGCCTTACGGCTCTCCGGAGTGAGAGGCACGCTTACCTTTTCCCAATGTTCGTAGTCTTCCAGCTCATCGCCGAGACCTGCGGAAACGGGAGCATAATTTATGCTTATATCAATGAGATCGTCTCTGTTAGGCTCAGGCTTGTATGTGCAACGCTTATACTCTATATCAATAACAGCTGTTACCAGCTCCTTGCCGTATTCATCAAGAGTGCGGTATTTTTTTATTGTGTTGATTTCTTGAAGAGTAAATTCTTCCTTTGAATTATCATCATCAAGCAAATCACTTAATTTACACCCTAAAGCTCCGCAAATCAATTTTACAGTTTCAAGTTTTGGATTTGTATTATTTCCAGATGTGATTTTATCCAAACTGCTTATTGATATGCCTGTTATTTCTGAGATGTCTTTATTTGTAAGATTTTTAATCTTCTTATAATCGTTAATTCTTTCAAGTCCCATACTATCACCTCTAAACATAATATACCACAATATTACGATTGTGTCAAGAATAAAACATCATTTTATTGAAGTATTTTTCAAAAAAGGTATTGACAACATCATTTTAATGTGGTATAGTAAATACATAAACATCATTTAGGTGATGTTTTACAGGAGGTGACTGTATTTTGACAATGAATAAACCGTATTACCCTAATCTTGAAGCCGAAATATCTAAAAATGGCATGAAGAAAAAAGACATAGCAAATATGCTCAACATTACTCCTCGTGCTTTTGCCGAAAAAATGACGGGGCGAGTGGACTTTTGGTGGAAAGAGGTCGGCATTATTCAGGCTCTTTTCCCTGATATTCCCGCCGAAAAGCTCTTTGAGCATACACCTTAACAAAGGAGGAAATCAAACATGAATTTCTTAGCAATCAAAGCAATTCTTGGAATGATATCGGGCGTAACTGATGATGCCGAAGAGGCAAAAATCATTTAAAAGAAATCACTGGCGTTCCTTGAGGGACACAAAAGCACGCCCAAAGGTGAGGAATTAAAGAAAATCTTTGATTATCTTGACTTTGAAGCAAGCTGCAAGAGAGAAGAAGGGAAGTGAGAAAAATGGAGAATAATTCAACAGGAAATGTAATGGAAATCTTTCCACTCAAAGGTTATTGTGAACTGATGGTTTTTCAAAACGAAAGTGACTTAAAAGAAGTTGCTTCTGCAAACCCGAAAATAGTCGTACCTATCATCGGAGCAGGCAGAAGCAATGCTGATACGGACTTTCCAAATGTGTTTATCGCTCTTCGGAAAGATGCAGAAGCTTGTCACTGTAAGGAGGAACATCAGGAATTCCAGAGTTCTTCCAATTAAGCACTATACGGTATGGGAAATCTTCATTTTTAGTCTTTTCGATACTTACAAACTCCCAACCGTAATTCAGATATGCTTTCACGTTCTTTTCAGCTTCTTCAACGTTATTAAAATGTTCAGTTGCTGAAATATTGAATTTATACTGCATAGCCACACCTCCCATTTATGATTTACAACAATTATACTGCGGGAGGGACGGAAATGTCAAGGATGCAAAGAACAAGCTCTGCTCCGCACTTAACGGAAAGAGAAAAATCACGGGAGATGAGTTTATTGCCCTGTGTAAGGCGCTGGAAATCAACCCCGATTCCATTGCTGAGATGGTTATCGGTACTAAGGAAAGGAAGTGAGAATGTGAAAGAAAAAAGCATAGTAATCGACACGGTGAACAAAAAGTACACCGCTGACGGAAAGGACATAGCGCCATATTTAAAGAAAGTGGAAGCAGTGATAACACCATATCACCGAGAGCTAAAGCTTACGTATGATAGACCTGAGCTTAACATTCAAGGCATTATGTTCTGTGATGATAGCATCAAAAAGCCTATCATGTGCAGCTGCGGAAATAAAATTTCCGATTACCGCTTTGATTGTGACTGTCTATGTCCGAAATGCAAGCGGCATATCATCGTTTCAGCAGGTCAGATTTTGTGCGATCGATTTGATTGAAAAAATCGGAGAGCTTCTCAGGCATACCTGAAAGCATAGCTTTGTATAAAATTTCTATGGCATCAGGCGTGCGAAGATTTTCAATCAATGAATATCCGTCAGGATAAGCTATATCTTCAATACCCTCTATATCCTCACAGATATACTTGTCAGATGGAATCAATGCACCGCTTCTGAATAAAAAGCGCAAGTGGGCTTTGATAACACCATTCTTATACTTGTATTTTGACATGAGTTCACAAAGCTCGTCAGCACTAATGCGCTGTATATTCCCGCTTTCATCAGGCTGAAGCTCTTTTTCAAGAGTGAGCATGATGTCACGAATGCACTTAAAATCAAGTTTCATTATTAACCGTCCTTTACTGTAAATTACCACCATTATACTTTGTAAGGACAACAAAGTCAAGGAGTTGAAAACATGGAAGAGAAATTCAAAGTCAAAAGAGCGCCAAAGGAAGCGCCTATTGAATTTGCCCAGCTGAGGACATACCCCGAAGCGGCAAAAATGGTTGAGGAAGTGATGAGCATCACCAATCACACCAAAGCTCAGACTGTTTATGATATGGTCAAATTTGCTTATGACCATATGGAGATCATTGAGCAGTAAACTTATTATCTGTCCGGGACAGGAAGGAGATGAGGAGAAGTTGCCATACAGAACCGTTAAACCCGCTTATCCGGCACTGGAAGTAGAAATTGCCTGCAGGCAAATAAAGAAGAAAGACATAGCGAAAGCAGTTGGGATCAGCGCTGACTACCTGAGCAAAAAACTGACGGGGCGTTCAGGCTTCACACTTGATGAAGCTCTTGCAATACATGAAAAATACTTTTCAGATGTTCCGGTACAGGTACTGTTCAAAAAAAGCGGCGAAGTACATTCGCACTCCGCCAAAGAAAACTAAATTTTGCCAAGCTTACTTCTTGCTGCTCTTAGAAGATGTCTTGGTCTGAGAAAGAGCGCTTCCGGCAACTGACTTAGAAGTCTTGCTGTATCGACCATCTCTGAGAATAGTCGATGCTTTTGAAGCGACAGACGCACTTGTCTGCTTAGTGTTTGACATGAACATTCCTCCCTTCATATTAGTTTATAGCCTAATTATACTACATATAGTAATTATTGTCAATAAAATAGCTATATATGGTATTTACGAAAAACTTTGGGAGTTGTTTGTCAACCTGCACAATTTATAAAATATTAACACGTCTAAATATTATAAGAAGGAGAAATAAATATGAATGAAACCACAAAGCCCATCATCAGAGAAATGATGTCCGAAAGCGGACGCAGGATCATACTCGTGAACGAGCCAAGTCCTGAGATTATGGCGAAATGCCTCAAGCGTATCATCGACAAGAAGCTGCTCGAAGCGGCTAAGGAAAAGGCAGGTGTAAAGTAATGAGCACATACAACGTATATGTCCACCTCAGGTTCAAGGGCGGCGCATTCAACGATGTGTACAGCGTATCGGCTGGGTCGAGAGAAGCTGCCGAAGCTAAGGCAAGGGACAGGATTTTCGCTGAAAACAGTCTTGACGATCTGGTCGAGGCGGTTATCACAGATGTTTGCAAGGAGGTGTAAAAATGAAATGGTATATCCTTAGATACGCCTACGAGGGCAGGAAGTACAGCTGCCGCATTCAGGCACACAGCTTTGAGATGGCGAATGAATGCGCTCAGCAGTTTGTTGGTGCGGCTCGGATACTGTCAATCAGCGAGTGCCCCATACAGAGGTGATGATATGCGGATAGCTATTGATGCGCCTGCGGTAAGGTCGCTGTCGGCAAATGAGAAGATGGTTTACCGATTTCTGCGAGACGGGCTGACGGTGCAGGAAATTGCAGAAAGAATGCACATACCTGTCGGAAAGAACAGCTTTTTTGACAATGAGCATGATGTACCGCTTGAAACGGTTATGAATTTGATCACGTCAATACGTGAAAAGGGTTGGGACATTCCCACAGATAACAAGGAGGATAATGAAATGGCAAGAAAAAGCAGATTTGACGCTGAGGAAAAGCGCAGCATCGTTACAGAATATCGTTCGGGCGCTACTATGGCGCAGATAGCCAAAAAGCATGATACGGTCAAGAGCACCGTGTACAGCATTGTGCGTGACTACAACGAGCACGGAGATGCTGCATTTGCGCCTATCACCCCTATCACCGATGAAGAACTCGAACGAGCTTACGGCAATGATACCCCATGCTATGAGGTCACAGGTGATACCGACATGGGAGCGTATATGGCTGACAGGATAAAAGAAGAGCCTGAAACGGCGGCAACCGAATCAGGCTCTGAGCAGGAAAATATACCTAACATTCCTGCTGATATTGTAACACCTTCCGAGGAAAATGTCAAGACCCCGATTCCGTTTGCGGTAGAGGAAGCCTGCCTTGATAAGATTGATTACCTTGAGAGAGAAATTGCCGCAGAGCAGGCGGTTATTGACGAGTGGAAAGCTCAGGTAGCTGAGATAAAGAATTTTCTGGGAGGTGAGACAATATGACTACTCCTATCGAGATAACAAAGAAGCTTGCAAGGGCGGTTGCTTTTAACAAAGCGGACATCAATCGAATAATCGAGGACTATATGCGTGAGCTGCTTATGGATATGGGTCAAAGATACGGCATGACGGAGCTTACACGTCATATTGTAGCTGCTGCGTTCAAGATACAGGCGGAGCTGATTTATTCAAACCTTGACGATGAGGACAAGCAGTATTGCGATACTATTATCGGCTCGGTAGATAAAGAGCGGTCAGCTGTTCAGAAGGTCAGCATGCCGGTTGAATTTGAAATCAAGGAGGATTGACAGTGAAATACGATGCGAGTATGACACAGTTTCATGGGGACATTGTTGCTGCAATCAAAAGCATGATACACGGCGAGGAAGACAAGGTTGCAGAGCTTGCGGCAGAAATATCACCTGTGCCTTTAAAGGATTACCTCAGAGATAATCACGGTAAGCGCTTTCATGGCAGTAACAGATTTACAGCTATGTCAAGCTGTATGCTTGTTACATTCGATCATGTAATAAACAATAGCGGTGATACAAAGCTTCAGCTTTCGTGGTCAAATGTGACAGCATTTATCAGAAAATTTCCCGCTGAAATTTTTCGGAAAGGCGATGACGAGGAAGTATTTTCCGATAAAAATAAGCTTGAATTGTTCTACAACACCTTTGACGAAAGTGAGATTGAGTGCCCGTTCTGGCAGACCGGCAAAACCTTACATTATATGCCTTTGGGCGGTATTGATTTTAAATGTGACTACTGCGAGAGCAGCTTTTGTGAATTCGATAAGCTCACAGAATTTCTTGCATCCCATTGCCATAATTACGAAGATTGCCTTTATTATCGTAAACACAAAGACGATAAATCAAATCTCCCCTGCGACAACTGCGGGTATGACGACAACGGCTGCTGCAATTATCCCGACACTCCCGATGATTACTGCGTTATGGGAGACAAGCAAATTCCTGCTGCGCCTACCGAAACTGCCGCACCTGCTCAGAACACGTTCGATTACTCTGAGCTTGATGCGGACACAGCAGCAAAGCTTGAAAATGTTACTGCCGAGATTTCCAATGTCAGAAAAGAGTACATTTTTACAATGGCAAAAAAGGTCGCATATGCTCACGATCTGCTTGCAAATCACTATGGTGGAAAATTTGGTGCTTGGTGTGAAAGCATTGGCATCAGCAGAGATACCGGAAACAATCTTGTGAGAGTTGCCGAAATTTTCGGCAACATATCAGCCGAAGAACAGAAAAGCCTTAGTCAGCTTAAACCCTCATTACTCTACGAAGCCGCCCGTCCTTCCGCTCCTCCACAGCTTGTTGAACAGGTCATGAACGGCGACATCACCACCCACAAGGAGTACATAGAGCTGAAAAAGCAGCTGGAAGCTCAGATGCAGCGGTACAGCAAAGCGCTTGACGAAAATCATTCATTACATGACGAAAATCAGTCATTACGCAGGGACAGAGTAAATGCTATGAACCGTGCAGATAATGCGGAACATGAGCTTTCGGACGCTAAGGCGGAGATTAAAAAGCTCAGCAAAGAGTGTGAACGCAATACCGAGCTCGAACAGCGTATAAAATCCCTTGAATCCCAGCCCCGTGATGTGGCGGTTCAGACCGACCCGGAAGCTGAAAGGAAATTCAGCGAGACCCTCCGCAGGCTAAATCTTGACTTTGAAAATTTCCGTGACGAGGCTGACCGTGACCTTGCGGACATGAGAAATCAGCGCAACGCTGCTCTTGACCGTGCAGAGGCGGCAGAGGCTCAGCTGAACGCTCCAAAGGCAGAGAGCAGCATAAAGCCTTTTCTTATCAAGATGACCATGGACGATTTTACGGCTCTCATAAAAGCTGTGGAAAACGACCCTTATCTGAAAAAAATCATACAGAAAGCGCAGGTAATAAGAATATGAAACTTTACGAAATAAGCGGCACATTCAGAGAGCTGTTTGAAAACTATGACGCTATCAGCAGCTTTGAATTTGAAAAGGACGAGCAGGGCAGGTGCATTGATGATGAAGGCACGGTCATTCCCGACCCCGATGCTGCCAGAGCGGATATGGTCGAGGCGTGGTTCGACACTCTCACAGGCATTGAGGAGGAGTTCGGTGCCAAGGCTGAAAACATTGCGGTGTTCATCAAGGATATTTCCGCAGAGGCCGAAGCCATGAGAGCCGAGCGCCAGAAGCTTTCCGCAAGGATAGCCTCCCGTGAAAAACAGGCAGAGCGCCTGAAAGAGTATCTTATGAAGTGCATGGACGACATGGGCATAAAGAAGCTCGACACCGTGAAGGCAAACCTTATGCTGAGATACAATGCCGAAAGCGTGGAAGTAGTGAACGACATTGAATTTATCAACTGGGCGCAGAGCCACGACCATGACGACCTGCTGAAATATGAACTCCCGACCATCAGGAAAACGCCCCTCAAAAAGGAGCTCCAGCAGGGGGCGGAGAACATTCCGGGTGTGCGCCTGACACGCAGCAGAAGTCTTATTATAAAGTAAAGGAGTTGCATATTATGGGTATTCCTGTTCTTATTCTCGGGGAAAGCGGCAGCGGAAAGACCTGCAGTCTGCGTAATTTTGTACCCGGAGAGATCAAGATTTTCTCGGTGGCGGGCAAGCGCCTGCCCTTTAGATCCAGAATAGAGGTAGAGCTTAACTCCACCTATGACAGCATAAAAGAAGGGCTTAAAAAAGGCGGCTTCAAGTCCTTTGCCATTGATGACAGTCAATATCTTATGGCGTTTGAGATGTTCTCCCGTGTCAAAGAAACGGGCTATAACAAATTTACAGATATCGCCGTCAATTTCCGCAGCCTTATTGACACAATAAGCCGTGAGCTTCCTGCGGATACTATAGTGTATCTTCTGCACCACACCGAGCGCTGCGATGACGGACATATCAAAGTAAAGACAGTGGGCAAGATGCTCGATAATCAGCTTACGGTTGAGGGACTGTTTGAAACTGTTCTTATTTGTGAGGTAAAGGAAAACACACATTACTTCATCACGCAGTCTGACGGTCTTACACCTGCCAAGTCGCCTATGGGAATGTTCCGCACAGTCATTGACAACGACCTGAAATTTGTTGATACATCTATCCGCAGCTTCTACGGAATGACTGACGGCGAAAAGTGCGATGAGTGCGGCAGTACTGTTACAGCATCAAGCACCAGGACGGCAGAAGAGATCATAGCAGGCTCACGCAAGGCTTACGGCAAGACCCTTTGCCTGGACTGCGTGAAAAAGCGGGTTGCCGCAGCGAAGAAAGGAGCTGTAAGCAATGCCGCTGCGCCCGTATCAGGTTGACCTTGAAAACAGGGTGCGGCAGGCTTACAGAGAGGGCTGCCGCTCTCCCTGCATAGTGCTCCCCTGCGGCGGAGGGAAGTCGGTAATAATCGCCGATATCGCAAGGCAGACCACCGCCAAGGGCAATCGTGTACTGTTTCTTGTTCACCGCCGTGAGCTGTGTGACCAGATACGCAGTACCTTTACATGGTGGGGCGTGAATATGCGGCTGTGCGATATCATGATGGTACAGACTGCCGCCCGCAGGCTTTCAAAGCTCCCACGACCGCAGCTCATCATCACCGACGAAAACCATCACTGCCTTGCAAACACCTACCGCAAGATATACGAATATTTCCCCGAATGCCGCCGTGTCGGTGTCACCGCAACTCCCGTAAGGCTCAACGGTGACGGACTGGGTGATGTTAACGACAGGCTCATAATCGGAGTTTCGGCAAAATGGCTTATCGAAAATCACTGCCTTGCGCCTTATGATTATTATGCTCCGTCACTGGTTGACCTATCAGAAGCCAAAATAAGCAGAGGTGAGTTTGACGCTTCATCGGTCGAAAAGCTGATGCTAAAAAAAGCTGTGTTCGGGAACGTCATCGAGTATTACAGGAAGCTTGCGGACGGCAAACAGGCAATATGCTACTGTACGTCAATACGGCACTCCATAGAAACGGCTGCGGCGTTCTGCTCCGCAGGCATTGAAGCTGAACATATTGACGGCAGCACCCCAAAGGCCGAACGTGATGAGATAGTCAGAAAATTCAAGGACGGTGCACTGGATATTCTCTGCAACGTTGATCTGATATCCGAGGGCTTCGACGTTCCCGACTGCGAATGCGCAATTCTTCTCCGTCCTACACAGTCGCTTACTCTGTATATTCAGCAGGCTATGCGCTGTATGCGGTATCGTCCCGGAAAGCGGGCGGTCATAATCGACCATGTGGGAAACTACGCACGTCACGGTCTGCCCGATGATGACCGCAAATGGTCTCTCGAAAAGAAGCCGAAGCAGAAGAAAGTCAAAAAAGCTGAGACCGAGGACAATACTGTGACCCAGTGCCCCGAATGCTTTCTCACTTTTCATACAAGAGACGAAAACGGAGAAATTGTCCGTAAATGCCCATACTGCGGCGCTGATATCCCCGTAAAGGAACGCAAAGAAATAGAAAAAAAGGAAGCTGAGCTGTCTAAGATAGAGGGCTTCCGCATCGACTATTCCGACCCCGACAGCTGTAAAAGCTACAATGAGCTGCTTTTATACGCAAACAAGCATGGCTACAAGCCCGGGTGGGCTTATTATCAGGCAAAGAAAAGAGGTATGCTGCATGACGGAGCATGAAATACAAACAAATATCCGTGCCGCTCTTTCCCCGTATGCGATAATGTTTCGCTGCAACGTAGGCTGCGGATATACTCAGGACGGCAGATTTTTCAGCACAGGACTTCCGCAGGGCTTTTCGGACTTATTCGGCGTGCGCCGCTCCGACGGGAAAGCGATATTCATCGAGGTAAAAAAGCCAGGTGGCAGGGCATCGAAGGAACAGAAAAAATTCCTGAAAGCGATGAGAAATAACGGGGCGATAGCAGGAATATGTCACAGTGAAGAGGAAGTAATCAAACTTGTATTGGAGGAATATAAATGAATTTTACAACAAACTACGATAATGTGGGAACAGGCTCAGACCTTATTCCTGAGGGCGAATATGAGTGCGTTGTCAGAACAGCCGCACTTAATTCCACAGCTAACGGTACACCCTATTTTGATGTACGACTTGTTATCAGAAATGATGTTTCTCAGAAATTCTCAAACAGGTACATCTTTCATTCTTTGTGGAAGAAGAAGGAACCTTCCGAGGCTGATATGCAGGTGGACGGATTTTCGTTTGCGCAGATAATGGCACTTGCCAAGGCCGCACAGCTCCCTGCCGGAAAATCATATCCAGGGCTTAATGAAATGGGTAAAGACCTTATCGGCAAGCCTGTCCGTGTGACCATTGAGCACAACACCTATAAAGAAAAAACGAGCGAGCGTGTGAAGTATGTCAATGAAACAAAATATCCCGACTGCAAGCACGTTTACAAGGAAGCTGCTCCAGCTGCCAATAATCAGGCTTACGCTCAGAAGCCTCAGCAGCAGTTCGCTTCGGCTGCAGTTCCTACGGTACCCACAGCAACAGCGGCAGATCTGAGCGATTTTGAAGAGGTCATCAGCGACAGTGATCTGCCATTCTGAAATCGGGAGGTGAGGGGAAATGTATGAATACATACCCGAAGAGATAAAAATACTGAAAAACTGGGTGTGTTGGAAGGCTGTCCCCGACCCCAAGCCCGACCGTCCCGACCATATCAGCAAGATACCCATAAACCCCTATACAGGCGGACAGGCCCAGAGCAACAATCCCGAGACGTGGAGCGACTTTGACACAGCTGTCAGCTGCTCCTGCCGATTTTCGGGAATAGGATTTATCTTCAACAATTCCGGATATTTCGGCGTTGACCTTGACGGCAAGACAGATGCACTGAAAGCCTTTGAGGGCGGCGATGACAACAACATCATCGGCGAATTTATCCACACACTGCAGTCATACACGGAAAAGTCCCAGTCAGGCACAGGCATTCACATCATCTGCAAAGGCTCCCTTCCCAAAGGCGGCAGACGTTCGGACAAAAACGGCGTTGAGATGTATGAAAGCGGCCGCTTCTTTGTGATGACGGGGAACATCTGCGCCGAATATGCGGAGATAACCGACGGCACCGAGGCAATAAAGGGGCTGCATGAAAAATACATCGGCGGCGGACGTGAGCCGCAGCAGAGGCGGGAGATATCTTCCGCTCCCTGCTCCCTTTCCGTATCGGAGGCGCTGGAAGCGGCAAGGCGCTCAAAGCAGGGAGCCATGTTCTCCGACCTTTACGCAGGACGGTTTGAAAATTATTTCAAATCCCAGTCGGAGGCTGACCTGTCACTGTGCAATATGCTTTCATTCTGGCTGGGAGCTGACCCCGACAAGATAGATGAAGCTTTCCGTGCATCGGGTCTTATGCGTGACAAATGGGACCGCAGGCAGTCAGGCAGCACATACGGAAAGCTCACTATTCTAAAAGCTGTGGAGAGTACCCGTGAAGTGTACAACCCCAAAGGTGGTTCTGACGGTTACTCCATATCCATAAACAGCGGCACCGAAAAGCCTGTTCTGCACACCATGGACGATATGGGCAACGCCCTGCGCATCATGGATAAATTTGGCGGGAAGATACGATATAATCACGTTGAACGCAGGTGGATGTATTACGATGAGCGCCGATGGTGCTATGATGATACAGGCACCATTTACCGCATTGCAGACAGTGCCATTGATGACATGAAAAAGGAATACACCTATTACGTTGCGGAAAACGGTCCCGATGATGACATCACAAAGGCATTTGAAAAGCATATGAAAACATCACGCAGCAGAAAGTCCAAGAAAAATATGGTGGAAGAGCTGCAGCATCATGTGCCGATACTTCCGTCATCTCTCGACAGATACAAAACTATCGTCAACGCTCCCAACGGCATGATAGATCTGAAAACGGGAAAGCTTCTCCCCCATGACCCGGAAAAATATATCACGAAGATACTTTCGGCAGAATACACCGACCACGCCGACTGTCCACAATGGATATCATTTCTCAATGACATTTTCAGCGGCGACAGAGAGCTTATACGCTACATACAAAAGGCTGTTGGCTACTGCCTGACAGGAAGCACGGCGGAGCAGTGTGTGTTCTTCCTTTACGGCACAGGGCGAAACGGCAAATCCACTTTTCTTGAAGTGCTGCGTGATGTATTCGGAGGATATATCACCAACATTCAGCCGGAGACCATTATGGTCAGAAGCGGCGGAAGCAGCGGTGCAAACAGCGATATCGCACGTCTTAAAGGCGCAAGGCTCGTTACATCTGTTGAACCAAACGAGGGCATGAGGATAAACGAAGGACTTCTCAAACAGCTTACAGGTGATGATGTTGTCACCGCCCGTAAGCTGTACAGTGATGAATTTGAGTTCAAGCCCGAGTTCAAGCTCTGGATGGCGACAAATCACAAGCCTGTTATACGTGGCACTGATACGGGTATATGGCGGCGTATTCATCTGATACCGTTTACCGTGCAGATACCCGAGGAAAAGGTTGACCGCAGGCTGCCCTATAAGCTTAAATCAGAGCTGCCCGCAATACTCAGGTGGTGCGTTGACGGCTGTATGCTGTGGCAGCGTGAGGGGTTGGGAATGCCTGCGGCTGTGCTTAACTCGGTAAATGAATACCGCCGTGAAATGGATGTGATATCAACATTCATTGATGCCTGCTGCATTATCGGAGAGGGTGAGAGTGTAAGTGCCAACAAGCTGTTTGCTGTTTATTCCCAATGGTGCGAGGATTACTGTGAATACCGCATGAGCAGCACGAAGTTTGGTATGGAGATGTCGAAGAGGTTTCCGAAGATAAAAGCCAAGAGTGCCAATATGTACAGAGGCATAAATATCAATGAAATCCCTCAAAGCAGATTTACCGTAAATTATTAACAAAATATATCCGGGTGGATAGGGTGGAGGGTTTAACCCTAAAATAAAAAAGTATTTTATAAATTATATAGTATAATATAAAAGTTTTAAAATACGCTCCAAACCCTCCACCCCCTCCACCAAAGAGAAAGAAGTGATATATAATTGACCGAGCAGGAATTAAAAAAACTTGAGCGGCAGGCTTATGACGGCAGCATAAATCTCGATAGCCTTCCCGCTCCCGAGTACCGCTACCTTGACCGCCTGCGAAGGCTTTACGAAAAATTCAAATTCGGCGGTATGCCAAAGGAATTTGCTGAACGTATGAAGCGGATAGCGTATTCCGAATATATGCAGGACATTGAGAAGCACAAGAGATACACCCTGATGTATGCGCAGTATCAGTACAACATCAAACAAGCATCACATCTTAAAGCCGAAGCCGAAAAGGCAGAAACGCTGTATCGCATTGCCTGCTGCACTGCTGATATTGTTGGAATGCTGACGGGTGATGAGGGATATGGGAAAAGGATAAGGGAGAAGATTGGAGGAATGGATAAATGCTGAAATGTGAAAAATGCATTCATAAGAAGATCTGCATTGACGGGGCAAATTACAAGAACGCCGAGGCTTGCAGGAATTTTATCAATGAAAATGATTTTACACCGGTGGTGCATGGGCGGTGGATTCCCATTTCCGATGGTGCCTGGGCGGAGTGCAGCGAGTGCGGGGAGGCCTGCGATGTAAGCGACAATGGTGGAATGACCGCCTTCGAGCTGTTCTGCGATTGCTACAAATACTGCCCCACCTGCGGGGCAAAGATGGACGGAGGTGAAAACAATGGAACGTGAAATTTTGTTCAAACGTGAAATTTTGTTCAGAGGAAAAGCCATAAACCGTGATAGTGGATATTACAGAACAACGTATAAGAACGGCGATTGGGTCTATGGATTATTAACTCAACCTTATAATGAAAGGTATGATTTACCCGCTGAAATGACTAATACGTCAGGCGTAAGCGGCATTGAAGTTGATTATGAGTCCATAGGACAGTACACAGGGCTTACCGACAAGAACGGTGTAAAGATTTTCGAGGGGGATATTGTAAGGTACGGCGATACAATCCATGAAGTGGTTTTTGAGCAACGAAACGGGACAGCATATTTTGGGCTGGTTTACTCGAAAAGTGAGACCCTGCCATTTGGGCATTATCAGGACCTGAGGCAAATCGAGGTCATAGGCAATATCTATGACAATGGATATCCATTCTGACAAGAAGGAGAATGACAGATGCGTGAAATATTATTTCGTGGCAAAGAAAAGAATAGCAGCAAATGGATATATGGTGATTTACGTCATATATCTGATAGTCATGGCGGTTATATCCTGTGTATCGTGGACAACACAAACGGCAGAAACAACGATGTTATAGGTGTTGAAGTAGTTCCCGAAACAGTGGGACAGTACACAGGGCTTACCGACAAGAACAACGTGAAGATTTTCGAGGGGGATATCGTTAAGGGCACTGCATATTCTGCTACAAGAATTGGTGTGATTGTTTGGATTGATGAAATTTCAAGCTTTGGTGTGCGCTATGTCAACGCCCCAAATCCTACCGCTTGGGATTGGGAAAACTCATCTATTTTGAGATGTGTTTCACTGGGTAAGACAGACGAATTTGCGGCAGAGGTCATCGGTAACATTTACGATAATCCCGAATTGCTGAAAAAGGAGTGATGCATATTGACTGTGCAGGAGGTCAAGGCGGTGCTGAACGGGGCGAGAGATTCCGTAAGAGCATACCGACTTGCAAAAGATAAGGTAAATGTATACAAGCAGCTGCTGACATCAGGCAAGACGGCCAGATATGAAAGCGACGGCAGCACTCACGAGCAGAACGGCAATCCTATTGAACGGGCTTACTGCTGTCTCGCTGATTATCAGGCAGAGGCGGACAGGCTGATGATGGAAATGCTGGGGGTGCGTCAGCAAGTAGAAAAGGTTATCGGCACTGTTCCCGACGCTGTGCAGCGTGAAGTGCTTACAAGACGTTACATAATTGGGCAGAAGTGGGAAGATATTGCATTTGTAATGAATTATAATGTCCGCCACATTTACAAAATTCACGGTGCAGCACTTCAAAGTATGGCATTGAATGGCACTATTACCCTGTGATATAATTATAATCAGCAAAGAACATAATGAAGCCAAGCCGAGGGCGGGAGCCTTAGCTTTCGCTTGTCGGCGGGCTTCCTTTGCTGACAAAAAACTTATGCGTCCTTCGGGGCGCTTTTCTTATATCAATTTTTCGGCAGGTGGTGACCCGTGAATGAACAGAATTTAATTCCTTTTAATGAACGAAGTGAGAGTGAAGTGAGAGAGCTTAACGCCAAAGGCGGCAAAGCCTCGGGGGCTGCAAGGCGGAAAAAACGTGATATGAAAAAATGTATGGAGCTGCTGTTGTCGCTGCCTGCTTCTCAGGTGGCGGACTACCAGCTCCTTTCTGATATGGGCGTGAACTTCGATGAGCTGAGCGAGGACGAGGTCACGAATATGCTTGCGGTCAATGCGGCGCTGCTCAAACAGGCTAAAATGGGGGATGTGGCTGCGGTAAAGGAGCTGCGGAGCATTATCCGTGACGATGATATGCTGCGGCACAGGATCAGGTACGACAACGCCCGCCTGAAGCTTGACCGTGAAAGGTACTTCCCCTCAGCGGACGATCGGGAGGGCTTTTCTTACGGCGGCATTCCCGCAAGCATGGTGGCTCCTGCCTTTTCATCGGTGTTGTTTGACATTGCCGAGGGCGAACACTCCGAATATGTTTTCCCGGGCGGAAGAGGCTCTGCCAAGTCCTCGTTTATCTCGCTGGCGGTCATCGACCTGCTGGAGAAAAACGAGGATATGCACGCCTGCATTCTCCGCCAGGTGGGCAACACACTGAAAGATTCGGTGTATAATCAGATGCTGTGGGCGATATCTTCCCTCGGTCTTGACGATGAATATGCTGCCACAAAATCTCCGCTGGAGATAACCAAAACAAAGACGGGACAGAAGATATACTTCCGAGGGGCGGACGATGAGAACAAGATCAAGTCCATAAAAGTCCCCTTCGGGTTCATCGGCATTCTGTGGTTTGAGGAACTTGACCAGTTCTCGGGTCCCGAGGCTGTCCGAAAGATAGAACAGTCGGTCATCAGAGGCGGAGACAGGGCTTACAAGTTCAAGTCTTTTAATCCCCCGAAATCGGCTCAGAACTGGGCAAACAAGTACATCAAAGCGCCGAGGGCGGACAGGCTCGTTACCGAAAGCAATTATCTGACGGTGCCGAAAAAGTGGCTGGGCAAGCCGTTCCTCGATGATGCGGAATATCTGAAAGAGACCAATCCCACGGCGTATGAAAACGAATATCTGGGCGCTGCCAACGGCACTGGCGGAAATGTATTCGACAATGTGGTCACACGCAAGGTCACTGACGAGGACATCAAGACCTTTGGAACGATTCTTCACGGCGTTGACTGGGGCTGGTATCCTGACCCCTTTGCGTATGTCAGGTGCGCATATCTGGCGGCGCAGCACACGCTGGTGATATATGACGAGTTCCGCTGCAATAAAAAGGGCAATGCGGAGACTGCTGCCGAGCTGAAAAAGCGTGGCGTAGCGGCAAACGATATGCTCATGTGCGACAGTGCGGAGCAGAAGTCCGTTGCGGATTACCGCTCCTTTGGTCTGCTTGCCCGTGGAGCTGAAAAGGGCCCCGGGTCGGTGGATTATTCCATGAAGTGGCTGCAGTCCCTACGTGAAATAGTCATTGACAACGAACGCTGCCCCGAGACTGCGGCGGAATTTCTGGAGTACGAATACGAGCGCAGCAAGGACGGCGAGATCATATCGGGATATCCCGACAGGAACAATCACAGCATTGACGCTGTGCGGTACGCCACATCGCAGATTTGGAGGAGAAGCGGAAAATGAGCATTTTATCTTGGCTGAAAGGAGCGATATGCAAATTGTTTGACACTAATGAGCTGGCTGCGAAAATGCAGACCCTGCCTGCTGACAAGGACATGACCGAGGCGGTAAGGCTGTGGGCGGAATGCTACCGCTGCACGCCGCCGTGGGCTGTGGCTGACAGCAATGTGCGCTGCCTTAATCTCCCCTACTCTGTGGCCCATGAAATGGCAAGGCTGGTCACGCTGGAGCTTAACTCGGAGCTGACTGGCTCGCCGAGGGCGGATCATCTTTCCGATGCGTACAGTCATGCGGTGGCGATGTCCCCCGTGTGGGTGGAATATGCCTGCGCTCTGGGCGGGGTATTTCTCAAGCCTTATGTATCGGGCGGAAAGATATATACCGACATCATTCAGGCGGACGCTGCGGCGGCATCGGGCTATGACGGTGACAACATCACCGAATGCGTTTTCGCTGACAGGATAGTCCGCAAGGGACGATATTTCACCCGCCTTGAAAAGCACTCCCTTTCGGGTACGAATTACACAGTGGTGAACAAGGCGTATGTGTCCGACAGCTCGGCGCAGATAGGGCGGGAGATAGCTCTCGGGGCGGTTGCTGAATGGGCGGACATTGCTCCGTCGGCGACATTTTCAGGCATAAAGCGGCCGCTGTTTGTATATATGAAAATGCCCGGGGCGAACATCATTGACAGGCGTTCCCCGCTTGGTGTTTCGGTGTTCAATGCGGCGATCTCCACTATTGAGGAAGCGGATATGCAGTTCACAAGAGGCATATGGGAGTTTGAAGGCTCGGAGCTGGCGGTATATGCCGATGTAACGGCGGTACAGCGTGGCAATGACGGCACGGAGACAGCTCCCAAATTCAACAGGCGGCTGATAAAGACGCTGGACTTTAACCAAGACCAGGCGTTCAATGTGTTCAGCCCTCAGATACGTGAAGAGGCTCAGAGGAACGGGCTCAACAATCTTCTTCGGCAGATAGAACGGCAGTGCGGACTTGCTTTCGGCACCCTCTCCGAGGTGCAGGACACGGACAAGACTGCCACAGAAATAAAGGCTTCCAAGCAGCGGTCATATGCCATGGTATCAGCCATTCAGGCGAACGTCAGAAAGGCTCTCACGGAATTTGTGCAGGTACTTGATATGCTCTGCGACATTCATGAGCTTGCCCCCAGAGGGGCGTGCGAGCAGTCATTTGACTTTGATGACAGCCTTGTTACCGACAGCGAGACCGAGCAGAAGATATGGCTCCAGGAAGTCTCTGCGGGGATCATGTCTCCTGTGGAATACCGCATGAAGCGCTACGGCGAGACGGAGGAGCAGGCGGCGGCAATGCTCCCCGAAAGCTTTGAATAATGCTTACTCCCGACTATTTGCAGGGTGCGCCTGCGGAGCTGGAGGAGCTTTTTCTCAGGCTCGAGGAGGATATCATCGCCGACATATGCCGCAGGATAGCAAAGACGGGATATCTTACCGACAGCGCAGAGCATCAGGTGCTGCGGCTTCGTGAGCTGGGTGCGGGAACGGAGTACATCAAGCAGAAGATATCCGAATATTCGGAGCTTTCCGATGAGGCTGTTGACCGTTTGTTCTTTGACGCTGCCCAGACTTCCGACGAGTTTTATAAAAAAGCATATGCACAGGCGAATGTCGGCTACACGCCTTATGAATACAATGACTTCTTTCAGCAGGCGGTAACTGCCGGCGTGAACCAGACCAAGGGAGAATTGCGAAACTTTACGCAATCCATGGGATTTTCCTACCGTGGGTCAAACGGTCAGGTGCGGTTTCACGATGCGGCGGAGGCTTACAGGGACTGTCTCGACTATGCGTATATGCAGGTGATGACGGGTGCTGTAGATCACAACACGGCGGTCAGGAACGCCACGAGGCGGCTCACAGAGGGCGGTTTGCAGTTTGTGGATTATGCTTCGGGGGTAAGGTGTCACGCTGATGCAGCGGTTCGCAGGGCTGTTCTTACGGGGCTTTCGCAAATGACGGGCAAGCTCTCGGAACACAATGCGGCGGAGCTTGGCACTGACATTGTGGAGGTCGATGCTCACGCAGGTGCAAGACCCGACCACGCCCAGTGGCAGGGACGGTGGTACTCCCTTTCGGGAAAGTCAAAGAAATATCCATCTCTCCGAGATGTAACAGGATATGGCACGGTGACAGGGCTTAAAGGCGCCAACTGCCGACACGACTTTTACCCTGTTATAGAGGGCATTTCCGAACCAAGTTATACGGAAGAGGAGCTTAAAAACATCGACCCGCCGCCCTTTGAATACAACGGCAAGACCTACACCTATTACGAGGCGACCCAGCGGCAGAGGTACATGGAGCGCTCCATGCGAAAGACAAAGCGTGAGATCATTGCCGCCGATGCCACGGGAGACAAGGACAGATTTACCGAAAAATCGGTGCTGCTCAGGCGGCAGAAGGAGGAATACAATAAATTCTCCAAGGCTGCGGGACTGCTTACACGGAATGAGCGGGCGCAGGTCGGTGAGTTTGGCAGGAGTGCTGCAAGCAGGGCGGTTTGGGCGGCAAAGAAATCCGACCAAAACAGCGGCGGCAATATTCCGCCTGCTTCTTCAAGCCCTGTCAGCAGCCCTTCTGTTCATAGGTCTTTCAGGACAAAATCCGAGCTTGAAAAGATGCCGCTTGCTCAGCTCAGAGCTGAAACAAAGGAACTTGCAAAAGAATATTATTCAAGCGGCAAATCGGGCATATCCTTTGGAAATGCCGATACAGACAAAGCCGCTGAGATGCTTTCAAGAGGTGCAAGCAAAAATGCTCTTATCAAGGACTATATGTCGCTTAAAAAGCGTGTTTCAGAGCTTGACAAATCGGCTGAGAGTGGTATAATAAAAAGTAATATAATAAGAGGTAATAATTGTACCATACACCCAGATAAGGTCAATAAATTCTTTTTGAAGCCAAACGCTAAGCATTCAAAAGAATTTTTCGATGTAGGATATACCGTTAATGATGCCAACAAACTTACTGACGATTTAAAAGAAATTTTCGATTATTCAAAAGCAGTCGATAAGAGCATATCAAATGATGGCGTTGAGAAATTCAGTATATTTGCAGAATTGGGCGTTACTAAAAAGAAACGTTTTAGAACTGTATGGCAAAAAGATACGCCAAACAGCACACCAAGGATAATCACTGCTCACAGGGAGGATTAAGGTATGTATGAAAAAGTTAGGATAAAATCAACCGGAATAACAGGAACTGTTGTTGACATATTTAAATCCGACAAAAAAAGCATTTATACGGTTGAAAGTGATACTGAAAACACTCCCGGTGGATATGGCGGCAAATGGAAACTGTACGAATGTGAAGAAAAGGAACTTGAATTTATCGACTAATCACCTTACACGAGTAGGGTGATTTTTTATTGGAGGAGGTGAGAATATGACGTTAAAAGAGCGCTTGGAAAAGCAGCTTGAAGTGCTTGAAAGAGCACAGGATGCGGCATGGGCAGACTATGATTACGAGGCAATCGTAAAGCTGTCAGAGCAGATTATGGCAGTAGCTGTTTGTATAATAGAAGAGTTTTAATGCGCACACTCAAAAGGGTATGCGCTGTTTTTATGCCCCAAACACCATTTTGTTGAGGTCAACAAATCATCAAATACAGTAAATCCGCAGCTGTAACAGGCTGCATTTTTTATATCACAAGGAGGAAAAACAATGACCAAGGAATTTCTTACAAAGCTCGGAGTATCAGAGGAAAACGCAGCTCAGATACTTGCCGAAAACAAGAAGGACTGCGACGGGGTCTCCGCAAAGTATGGGGACTATGAGGACGTGAAAAGTCAGCTCAGTGCCGCCAACAAGCAGATAGAGGAGTTCGGCAAGCTGGACTATGAGGGGCTTAAAAAGACTGCCGACGACTACAAGGAAAAGCTGGCGGCGGCGCAGAAGGAAAGTGCCGCAAAGCTGGAAAAGATGCAGTTTGACCACATTCTTGAAGGCAAGCTCTCGGAGCGCAAGCCCAGAAACGCTGTTGCCGTAAAGGCGCTGCTCAACATGGACGGCTTGAAGCTCTCAAATGGCGAGATCGTGGGTCTCACGGAGCAGCTGGACAAGATCGCCAAGGAAAACGACTTTCTTTTCGAGAGCAGCGAGCCTGTGCCTAAGTACATGGGCCCCACAGGCGGCGGTTCGGGCGGTCAGGCGGACGACAGCGCCGCAAGGGCTGTTATGGGGCTTCCCCCTCTCACGAAGTGAGAACTCACAAAGTAAGGAGGACGGCATGAACAAAGCAAGAGATGAGCCTTGTTTATCTTTGAGATGAACGAGGCTATTTTTATACACTAAAAGGAGGAATTTACATGGCAAATGCTATTGCACTTTTCAAGAAGTACATTGACCTGCTTGACGATGTTTACAAGGCTGCTTCCTGCTCTTCCGTGCTGGATATGGACGGCTCCCTTGTGCAGGCAGGCGCAAACGCAAACGAGATCATTATCCCCAAGATAAGCATGGACGGTCTGGCTGACTACTCCCGCAACGGCGGTTATGTTCAGGGCAATGTGGAGATCACCAACGAGACCGTAAAGTTCAACTACGACAGAGGACGCAAGTTCAGCGTTGACGCTATGGACAACGAGGAGACTGCGGGTCTGGCGTTCGGCAAGCTTGCAAGCGAATTTATCCGCACCAAGGCTGTTCCCGAAATGGACGCTGTACGCTTTGCTTCCTACGCTGCCATCAACGGCATTGGTTCAAAGACTGAGACCATCGGCGGTGCTGAGGCGTTCATGGATTCCGTTCGTGAGGGCGTGAACGTACTGGACGAGGCGGAAGTTCCTGCGGACGGCAGATATCTTTTCGTTACCCCCACCCTTTACAATGCGGCTCAGAGCCTTTACAGCTATGTTTCAAAGAGTGTGCTTGAGGGCTTTGCGGGCATTATCAAGGTGCCTCAGTCACGCTTCTGGACTGCTGTTTCCCTGCTCAACGGCACATCTTCCGGCGAGGAGATAGGCGGCTTCAAGAGAGCTGAGGCGGTGTATGAGGTGACAGCTGCCCAGCCCGATGACTGGAGCACAAACTACAAGGATTATTACACCGTTTCCGACGGCGTTTACTCCCCTGTTACGGGCAACAGCGCTCCTTCATGGACTGCAAGCAAGTACTACAAGCAGACCTCCGCAGGAGGTGCGCCTATCAACTTCATGATAGTTCACAAGCCTGCTGTTATCCAGTTCGGCAAGCACACTGTAAGCAAGGTGATCTCCCCTGACGCTAACCCCGATGCGGACGCATACATCTTCTCTTACCGTGCTTACGGTCTCACCGACGCCTACGAAAACAAGGCTGCGGGCATTTACTGCTCTCACGCCTGATTGTCGTCAAAGGAGCTGAGAATGGCATACGCTGATTACAAGTTTTACAGCGAGGTTTTTCACGGCACCATGAGCGAGGCGGACTTTGCAAAATATGCGGAGCCCGCTTCTGCATATATCGACGCTGTGACCTTTGACAGGATAACTCCCGCACTGCTTGAGGACGAGGGCATATGCGGCAAGATACGCCGTGCCTGCTGCGCCTGCGCTGATGATATGTATTCATGCGGCAGGGCGGCAGATGTGAAGTCCGAGACCATAGGCAGCTATTCCGTGACCTACGGCGACAGGTCTCAGGCGGAGGTATCTTCGGCGAGATACAATGCGGTGAAGATATATCTGGGAAATGTTTATGCAGGCGGCGTGAAGCTGATGTTTAGGGGGTGTGGGTGATGACGCCTATACCAAGATATCTGCTGCCCCACTATGCTGACGTTGTACGCAAAACAACGTCCGACGGCTGGGGCGGCGGTGATACCGAGACCATTACGCTGAGGTGGATACGGATAATCCCGGCACATTCTCAGGCATTTTCGCTGAATGGCGATATCCCGCAGGTAAGCGCTAAGATGTTTTATGACTGTAAGAACAGTCTGCCCGAGAATATGGAATTTAAGACAGGTGACATTATCCGCTTTATGGGGCGGGATTACGCAGTCCAAAAGGTTGAAACACATTTTGAGGACGGCGCTGAACCGCATCATCTGGAGGTGATACTGGCATGAATATTGATGTACAGATAAACGGCCCTGATATGTTATTATCTGCTGACAGGGCTTTAAATCTGGCGGTAAAGGCGGTTGCCAATACCGCGCTGAGAAACTGCAATTACTACTGCAAACACGATTCCAAGGCCCTGATAAGCTCGTCCATTATCCATTCGGATATGGGCAGCGCAGAGCTGAAATGGGTCACGCCCTATGCGGAATATCAGTATTATCTGCCCAACACCAAGACCGATATCAACCCGCACGCCGCTCCCCGCTGGTGCGAGGTCGCCGAAGAAAACCACAAAGAACAATGGCAGGCTGTGTTCAAGCGTGTGTATGACAGGGAGATAGTCCGATGAAAGGAAAGATATACACTGACATTGCCGAAGAGCTGAAAAGGCTGGGCGGCATTGACGAGATAGGCGTTGTATCGGCGGCGGGTCAGAGCGCTATCATCTATGCGGGCAACAAGGACATAAAGAAATATTATGACGGGAGCAAGATCCAGTCGGTGATATTTTCCGTTTCAGCTATGGACACAAACAACAGGCAGGCTGTGCTTGTGGAAAAGCTCTGCGGCATATGTGAGACCCTTGCCGCTTCCAAGCCTGTTATCGAGGGCATTTCACAGGTCAAGGTAAAAGTAAATTCACTGCCTGCCCCAACGATGCACAATGAACAGTACTGGATATACACCGCCGGTATCGAAATTACATTTTTTATACAGAAATGAAAGGAATGATTTTATGACACTTAAGGAAATGTTTGCGAAAGTCAAGACAAACCCTGCATTTGTGGGATTTATCACTACGGATCAGATGGTTCTTGCTATTGACGTTTCGGCAGAGCAGAACGCTGACGTTGATGAGTTTGCGGTGGCATACATGGGATTTACTGACCGCTCCTCATCGCTCAATCCCAAAGAAAAGACAAACAGCTACTATTACCACGGTGAGAGCACCACAAAGACAGGAAACCAGAGAACCATTGAGTTTAAGGCGGACAGGTACAAGGGCGACCCCTTCCAGGACTTTGTTACCTCGTTCAAGAAGAAGTATGCAAAGGGTCAGGACGCTATTGTGAGATATGCGTATTTCAACGTACTTACAGGCGAGGGCGAGATTGGCTCCGGCTCTCTGCTCCTGAGTGATGACGGTTCAGGTGCTCCCGAGGAAAATCTTTCCATCGGCGGCAGCATCAAAAAGGCTGCGGAAGAGCCTGCCGAGCTCAAATTCCAGGGTCTGGGCGGTTATACTGCTCTTGACAGCGAACCCACTGACTGGTCAAACAAATATACAGGCTATTTCACACGCTCTAACGGTGTATTTTCTGCTGTGGAAGGCAGCTCTGCACCTGAATTTGCAAAGGGCAGGTATTACAAAAAGGACACAGCCGAGCAGGCAGCATCGCAGTCAGCTGCTGTGCAGACCGTGCAGTCTGAGCAGACAGGTCAGTCTGTACAGACTGAGACAGGAAAGAAGTAAGCGAATAATGCAGGCGGTATGCGGGATGTCCCGTATGCCGCTTTTTTACGACCGTAACATGGAGGTAATATCATGGGCTTTAAATTCAATGACCGCATTTGCGTTATCGAAGTAGAGGACAAAAAATATCATGTTGTCTTTCAGAAGCCGCTCGTTGACAGGCTGGGAAGCATAAAAGACACCTTTCTGAGCCTGAAAAACGACGGAGGGGCTGATGAGGAAAAGGTGATCTCCGCTTTTGACAATGCCATTGACAGCATTCTCGGAGACGGTTCCGCCTCAAAGATATTTGCTGACAGGCTGCCGAACATCGTTGAAAGATACGCTGTACTCAAGTACATTTACGATGAGATCACTGCGTTTACGCAGAGGATAGCAGGTGAGAAAAATGTTGTTTTGCCCGAAGCCAAAGGTCATAAGCATTGACAGTATCCCAGTTCCCGTTGACCCCGATTTCCGCATAATGTGCGATTACTCGGAGGCGATGTCGGACAAGGACGCTGACAAGGCCTGTGCGCTTGCGGGGCATTTTTACTTTGCGGGGCTGCCTGAGGGCGTTTCGGAGAAGGCTGCGGCGGACGCTATGACGGACTTCTACATTTCGGGTCTTGCGCCCGGAGCGAGGAACAAGGGGACATCTGCCATGGGGTCACATGAGCCGTCGTTTGACTTCTCGGAGGACGAGGCATATTTCTATGCGGATTTTCTCGGGCACTACGGCATTGACCTGAACACGGCAAAGCTTCACTGGTTCGATTTCTGTGCATTGTTTCGGGGTCTGCCCGATGAATGCAGGCTGAAAAGGATAATCGGTATAAGGGCCGAAAGCCTTTCGGAAATAAAGTCCTCTGCGGAAAGGTCGAGGGTGTCAAGGCTCAAACGTATTTTTGCGCTGAAAAAGAAGCAGGCGCCAAGATACAAGACGGCTGCCGAGAGGGACAGGGCTGTGCTGGACGAAATCCAGCGCATTCACAGAGAGGCTATGGAAAGAATGAGAGGTGAGGGCAGGTGACGGTTGGTGAGATAGTTTATCGTATTACAGGCGATGATTCAGGGCTTCGAGCCGCTCTGAACAACACCAAAAGCACTGCAAATCAGACTGCTCAGTCTGTTAGCGGTATTGCGGAAGCAGTAAACAGCACTGCTGAAAACGCATCTGCGACGCAAGCTGCGATGAACGGAATAGCGGCATCAGCCGAAACCGCCGCAGCTGCTGCAAGTACTGCCGCTGCTGCGGTAGAGACTACGGCACAGTCAGCGGCTATTTCACAGGAAGCATATGAAGCCGCTGTAAGCTCTCAGCAGCGTCTTTCGCAGCAGATACAGGCTACTGAAAACAAGCTTGCGGAATTAAAAGCTATGGAGGCTGATATGTCAGCTGCACGGCAGAGCGGCGATATTTCGGCGGCAGCATTTCAAAGGTATCAGCATGAGGTACAGCAAACCGCAGACAAGCTTGTCACGCTTAATATTCAGAACGCTGCGGCTACTGAGCGTATTGCGCAGATGAACGCAAGCCTTGCGGCAACCGAAGCGGTATCAAACAATGCGGCAGAAGCCGTAAGCCGAATAGGAGAAAGTGCAGAAACAACAACGGAAGCCGCAAGAGATGTAACTCGTGCCACTCAGGAAGTGGGCAATGAGGCAGTATCGGCAGCAAACAAAAGCACAAAAGCCTATGAAAAAATCGGTTTGGCAGCTCAGAAGGCTCTTGGAATGATCACAAAAGCTGCTATCACTGCTTCGGCTGCTGCATCTGCGGCGGTGGGGGCATTGGCAAAAGAAGCTATCGCAAGTTTCGGCGATTATGAGCAGCTTGCCGGCGGTGCGCAGCTGATGTTCGGCGAGGCGTATGATTACATTGCCGAAAAGGCTAAGACTGCCTTTAAGGACGTACAGATGTCCCAGAACGATTACCTTGAACAGGTGAACGGATTTGCCATTGGTCTGAAGACTGCCATGGGCGACGATGAGCTGGGGGCTGCAAAGCTTGCCGACAGGATAGTTGCTGCCGAGGCGGACATTGTGGCTGCTACGGGCAACACTGCGGAGAATGTTATAGTTGCTTTTCAGAACGCTTTCAACGGCATTATGAAAAGCAACTATACCATGCTCGATAATTTGCAGATAGGCATCACCCCCACAAAAGAGGGCTTTCAGGAGCTTATCGACAAGGTAAACGCATACAAGGAAGCTCAGGGAGATGCAACAAGATACACTATTGACAACCTTGCGGACTGTCAGAATGCACTTGTTGACTACATCGAAATGCAGGGGCTTGCAGGATATGCGCAGGCTGAGGGTGCCGACACTTTGCAGGGATCCATGGCAAGTATGACGGCGGCGTGGCAGAATATGCTTACGGGTATGGCTGACCCGACGCAGGATTTCGATGAGCTTATCTCGGCTCTTATCGACAGTGTTCTGAATTTCTCGAACAACCTTATGCCCCGCATTATGGCGGTACTGCCGCAGATGGCGACGGGCATTGCCGAACTTGCGGAGGGCATCCTGCCTTTGATACCGCAGACACTTGAAGATATGCTCCCCGATGTTATAAGCGGCGCAAACAATCTTATTGCGGCTCTGCTTGACACGCTTTCTTCCATTGCTGACACGGCTATACCTATTGTAACAGATAATGCGGACGAGATAATCGACACGCTGCTGTCGGGGCTTATATCCGCATTGCCCAAGGTCGCAGGCTCGGCGGCTGACCTTTGCACGGCGCTTATAACGGCTATACTTTCCAACGCCGATATTATAACGCAGGGTGCTGTGGACATTATAACGGCTCTTGCAAAGGGCATTTCCGACAATCTGGACACGCTTATACCCGCTGTTGTAAATGCGGTGCTGACCATCACGGAAACGCTGATAAATAACACTGACAAGCTTATTTCGGCTGCCGAGGACATAATCATAGGTCTTGCTGACGGTCTGATAAATTCCCTGCCGATACTACTGGCAAAGGCTCCGCAGATACTCATGGAGCTGAACACTGCTCTTGTCAGTGCCATTCCCGACATCATTGAGTTTGCGCTTGACCTGTGTGACCATATCGCAGACAATATCATAAACTACGACTGGGAAAGCGTAGGAGCCGATATGTATAAAAATATGCAGGAGGCTCTCAGCAATGCGCTCAGCGGTGACAGCAATGCAGTGGAAAAGGCTGCGCAGGCACAGGCGGAGCGCATAAAACGCTACGACGGTCTTACGCAGGAACAGCTTGACAAAATGATAGCGGACAACACCCGAAAGCTGGGCGAATGGAACGATGCGTTCCTTACAGCTCAGGAAAACGGTTCGTTTGATTATGATCTGCTGCCAAAGTGGATGCAGACAGAAATGGATATGTCGGGCGAGACGAGCGTTGAAAAGTATCTGAGCAGCAGCCTCACAGCGGTAGATGCGACCATTGATGACCTGACCGAAGCAAGGAAAAAAGCCGTTTCCGAAATTGAAAAGACAAACGGTGATATTGCGGGCGCCCTTGACGGCACTGCCGATGTGGAAGGCAGCGGAGCTGACAGTATGCCCGATGCAGGCGTTGACGGAGTGGTAGATAAGTCGGAAATGCTTGATGCGGCGCTCAAGGAGCTGGAGGACAAATATGCTGTCCACAAGGTCACGGAAGAGGAATACTGGGCAGGCAGAAAAGCCGCATTAGAGCAGTACCGCAATGAGGAAGATGCGGAGTGGTGGAAACTCTACGACAAGGTGACGGAGCATTATGACAAGCTTGCGGACACCGAGGCTAAGGCGGCTGAAAAGGCTGCAAAAGAAGCGGAGCAGGCTAAAAAGGACGCTGAAAACGCCCTGAAAACTTCCGTCGAGGACAAGTTCCGAGAAATTGAAACCGAGCAGCTGGAAAAGGGCTATGACGACAGCTGGCTGCTGGAGCAGGAACGGGCTTTCATCGAGACCCTTGACCACAATTCGGACACGTATCAGGACTACAACCTCAAGCTGCTGAAAGAACAGAAAAGCTATGATGACAAGGCTCTGAAAGAGGTTGAGACCGCTGCTAAAAAGCAGCAGGACGCTGTGGAAAAGGCATATGACAGTGTTGTAAAATCCCGTGACAGTCTGGCAAGCAGTCTGAAAGGCAACAGTGGCGATATCTTCAACAGCTCTGAGGAAACGGACAAGCGGACGGGGGCTAAAACCAAGTCAAACAAGATAGACCTTAGCGGATTTGAGAAAAAGCTGGCTGCCAAGAAAAAGCTGACATCAAAAATCGCCGAGCTGTATGAAAAGAATGTGCCTGACAGCCTTATAACCGAGCTGCTCAAACAAGACCCGGAGGCGGCGCTGGACTATGCAACGCAGCTTCTGAAAGACCCCAAGAAGCTCTCGAAAATCAAGTCTTTGTACAAGGACGATGAGGGCGTAAGCAACATCATTGCCAACATGGTGACGGAAAACTCAGACGAGTTCGAGAAGTTAGGTACTGACGCAGGCACGCTGTTTGGCGACAGCTTTATGGAAGCGTTCAAGGCTAACTGGGAGCAGTCCATGAAGGACGTTTTTGACGGCAATTACGTTGACGCTGCGGCGGCGAATGTATCTGCTGCCAACTCTTCGGCGGCTCTTTCGGCAAATACATCGGCTGCGAACACAACGGCGGCGGACAGTCAGGACACATCTGCGGCGGCCAAGCGCACATCTGCTTCATCGGGCAGCCCTGTTTACAAGGTGGTTGATCTGGACGGCAAGTATGTGGCTAAGGTTGTTGCGCAGGAAAACAAGCGGGCTAAAACTGCCAGCGGAGGTTAAAGCATGAATGATACGATCTTAAAAATCGGCAATGTGGATATGTCCGAACACGTTATATGCGAGGCTGTAGATATATCGACAGCGCCTGTGTATTCGGACAGCTTCACTGCTGTAAACGGCAAGGAACGTAAGAAATGTCTGGGTGTGAGCGTCAGTCTGTCGGCTGATTTTCAGGTGCTGTCGGACACGGTAGCAGCTGCCCTTGTGACCGCCTGCAATGCGGACGAGGTGACCGTAAAATACAAATGCCCCACGGTACAGACCAATGTGTTTGACCGCCCGACTATCCGCTGTGTGCCTGTATTTAACGACGGCACGGTGGACTATTACAACATATCCGTATCTATGACCTGCCCTCTCACGGGCTCAGGCCTTTAGCCTGCCGTACAAGATAATCTATCAGGGTACGGAATACGGTGCGGACGTACTGGCCAACATCAGGCTGAGGCGGTCGCTGGAGGGCAAGGGATTTGACGGTGTGGCCACAACGGAATTTTCCTGTGATGTATGGTCGGCTGTGCCGTTTATAGAGGGCAGCAAGGTAACGTTTAACGGCTATTTGCTGCCTGATTTTTACATTGCCCAGCAGTCCTATTCTGGCGGTGTGGCAAGCATCACGGCGTATGATCTGTGTAAAAATCTGGATATCCCCTTTGATTACAGTGGATACGATCAGTTTGAGTACACCTATGACGATGACGGCAACAAGGTTTTCGATGAAAGCAAGGCAAAGCGGTATCCCACGTCTCAGATAGTGGGAGCGATCGCCGATCAGTGCGGTTTCACCGAGGGCGGATATTCGGGGCGCATGGCACAGCTGTGCTATCAGGATTTCGCAGGCAAGACGTGCAGGGTCATACTCAGCGACCTGTCACACAATGATGTGGGATACTGGCATGACGGCGGCGGTGTGCTGGCGTTTGTGCCTTTTTCTGCGCCCTCTTCGGGGCTGGATATGCCTGCGGAAAGCGACAGGACGGAAATCATCAGGCGGGGCACCAAGCACATAACAAACATATATGCCACTGACGAGGCATACGGAAACGACTATGCCTCGGGGTCTGACTGGCGGCACACGGAACGTATTTCGGGGCGATATCTGACTGAGGCGGCTGTACAGCAGATGGTATCGCAGATAGTCGGCAGCGGCGGTGAGTACGCATATCACGGCTGGGAATGTTCGCAGGTGATCACTGATTATTTGTACAACATTGGCGATTTCATCGCATACGGCGGCGACAAGCTTCCTGTGCTGAGTGTTGATTTTGATTTCACGGGACTGGGAATCGTGGCTGATGTTTCTGCGCCTGAGGCGGATTGCAGCTTCTCGGAATATCACGACCTATACAGCAGGGCTATCGAAAAGCGGGTCAAGCTGGGTCAAAAACATGGCTGCACCGCTTTCGGGGAACATGGGCTAAGTTTTGTGTGCAAAAAGGAGGCTGAGGTCAACAGTGGCTGAGTATTATGACCCCTCGGAATATGAGGACCTGGGCGACAAGCTTATCCGTCAGCGTGACAGCGACGAGATTTTTTGTCTGTATCCGCTGCTGTCTGTAACATCTAATGAAACAGAAACGGCGGGCACAAAGGTATTTGAATACGAGCCGTACACCATTACGGTAACGTATGATATTGACGGCGGGAAAAGGAAAAATGCGCACTGGACGAGGGTGTATAAGGAGGCGGGAACATGATATTAGGCGGAGGGATTATCACTCAGGCGTTGGCGGGTGGGGGAAGCTCGGGCGGCGGCAAGGTCAAGCCCATAACTATAACGGAAAACGGCACATACAATATCTCAGACGCTGAAAAGGCTGAGGGGTATGTTGGATTTGCGCCTGTGATGGTTGATGTGCCTGGCGGAAACACAATAGTCGTACCAGACATAATAGGGTATTTCTTGGAGCAAAATTCCGAATGCGATACGACATTAGTACCGGGATACACGCTAAAACTATGGTCTGTGCCGGATGGTATGTTTTATACGTGGGATGTACTGATAGGCACTGCTGTTAACAAAGATGACAATACATCTAAACCATATCTTGAACAAAAGTATAAATATCAGTATATTATGCTTGGAGTTTTTCGCGGTGAAACATTGCTATATATGTTTCCCTATAAATTGGCACGCAGAGACGTTGAAACATATGCTCTTGTTGCAAAGCTTGCCGAAAATCCCGAGGCGGCAACATACAAAGCATCAGACGGCAAAATTATATATAACGGTTATCACCTGACCTGGAACTATATTTTTAGTGATGTGGTGCAAGTTGAAATTGCTACAGATTTCAGAATAGATGAAGTTGATTATGAATCGGACGGAACTATAAAATCCAGTAATTCGAGTTCATTTCAAAACATTAAAGAATGTGTATTACCACTTTATTACCGTTATCCATACGGAACTTCAAGCGGGACATTGCCTGTACAGTGGTTCTCAAATTTATCGAAAGATAATTTGATAAATGAAATGTATCTGTTTGGTACAGCGCTATTTAATGCGTATGTTGACGGATATAAACCAAGTTAATGAAGGGAGAATTTTATATGATAACAACTCAAGAAACGACAGTGGCTGTCAGCGGTCTGACCGTTGTCGAATTTGACCGCCGTTATCCGTTCTACGGTATCAGGAACGATAGCAGCAGTGCGATACAGGTGTCGACTGTTAACGACGATTGTGTGGAGGGTGCTGACGGTGTAGTGACTGTCGCTAAGGACAGCAGTTTTGTTATTGCCAACTGCGGCGGCACTATGCTGTACCTGAATGGAAATGGCGCTGTCACAGTCGTTGGTCAGTACAGCGACAGCAACCGTTTTAAGACAGCGGGGAAAGGGGGTGAGACAGTTGACATAACCCCCACGTCACTGGGATACGCAGCAGGCGCAAAGATGTTCTATGATGGCATCTATAACTTCCCGCCTAAACACGCCACGAACGGCAACACATGGGTGGACATGGTAAGCAGCCGGACCATGAACCGATACACGGACGGCAGTGGTTCCGGACTGATAGCATCTAACCACTATATCAAACAAGCGGGTATCGCAACGGCGATGAAGATACCCGACCTGATTGATTATGACCGTTTTACTGTAGAACTGTTCGTTGAAATAACGGGCGGAACTACGGGTGAGAACGATATTATCAGCTGTTTTGACAAGGCTGGTTTTGGTATTTACACCGAAAACGGTCAACTGATTGCGGCCATACGGTCTGAATCATCGGGCAATTACCTGAATATCGCCACAGCATTCAGTCAGAACACACCATATGGTTTGGGTATAACCTATGACGGACAGGCGTTTAAGTTCTATGTGAACGGCGCTCTGGTCGGAACAAAAACGTTATCTGACTACAAGAAATCAACCAAAAACACATATCTGGGCTGTTTGGGTGCAGGCGATACCAATTATGCAGTGGGTGCGTATAATTTCTATCGTTTGGCGGCGTACAGCAGAGCGTTGACTGCGGCAGAAATTACCCAGAACTACGAAAAAGACGTTAAACGCTATGTTGACGGGGAGCCCGATTTTCCCGCTGAAGACGAGACAGAGTGGATTACCAGCATTGCAGAAAATCATAATAATATCTTTCGTGGCGATGATTTATTCGCCAAGGGATATGATATCAATGATATCTGCGCTATGATTGCTGACGGGTCGTTTTCTGACATTTACATCGGTGACTATTTCACGTTGTCGGGAGACATTGCGAATGTCCCCTGTTTTGTGGAACAGACCGGTGATGACGATACAAAATCGCTGGTTGAATCGACCCAGACTGTCACATACAATACCAAATTCCGCATTGCGGGATTTGATACATACCTGAATACAGGCGATACGGCATTTACACAGCATCATGCTGTTATTGTGCCTGATGGGGTTATCGGTAACAATCGAATGAACGGCACAAATACAACTACTGGGGGATATGTTGGCAGTTTTATGTTTGCATCGGTATTACCTGTGTATAATACGCATTTTTCAGCGAAACTAAACAATCACCTATTGTCACATCGTGAAATTCTGAGCAATAGTGTAACTGGAAACCAGGCAAGTGGCTGGGCGTGGGCTGATGTAAAAATCAATCTGATGTCTGAACCAGAGGTGTATGGCAGTAATCTGTGGGGAAACAAATATGATGCAGGTGTAAATTATAGGCAATTTCCGTTGTTTAGAATTGCATCAAAATATATTTGTAACCGCAACTGGTACTGGCTAAACACCATTGCTGGAGGAAGCGACTTTACGGCTATGACCAGCAATGGTAATGCAACCCGCAATGGTGCCGGGGTTGCACTTGCCGTCCGCCCCTGTTTCTGCATAGGCTGAGGAGGTACGACAAATGAATACATACAATGAAATCCAGCAGAAAATTGCTGACTGCCGCTGGCAACTGTCGGATAGCGCCAGTCCTATTGGGGACTGGAAAATAGCCAAGTGCTATGAATATGCGCTGATGGGGCTGCCTGCACCGTATGACATGACCGAATTAAACACCAAGCGGCAGGCGGTAAGAGACGAAATTAACGAGCTGGAAGAGAAATTGAAAAAATTTGATATTCCTGTGGTTAGGAAATCTGAGGAGGAATGAAAATGGCTACAAAAACAAATTACGGACTTGTCGAATATGCCAAGGCACAGCTTGGCAAGCCGTACTGGTACGGCACATTCGGGCAGACAGCGAACGAAGCACTCTATGTTGCCAAGAAAAAGCAGTGGCCCGTGTATTACAAGTGGGAGGGCACAGCTTACGACAATTTTCCGTCGCAGTATGGCAAGCGTGTACATGACTGCGTGGGCCTGATTAAGGGCTACTTGTGGTCTGATACACCTACCTCGACACCCAAATACAACAGTGCTCAGGATGTGTCCGCAAATATGATGCGGGCGAATTGCAGGGAACGTGGTGCTATCTCAACCATGCCTGACACACCCGGTGTACTGGTCTTTATGTCGGGTCACGTAGGCGTGTACATCGGCAATGGTGAGGTCATCGAAGCTCGTGGACATGAGTTTGGTGTAGTCAAAACCAAACTCGCACTCAGACCTTGGAAATGGTGGGGTAAGTGCCCTTACATTACATATCTGGACAAAGCTCCCGCAATCACTATTGACGGTGCAACCGCCACAAAGCCCGGCACATCATCTGCTATTGGCATCGGCAAGAAGGTAACTGTTAAGAAAGGCACCTGGAATGTCAGAAAGCTTCCCTCTGCCGATGCCGCTGTGATAGCCCAGGTCAAGGGTGGGCAGGTACTTAGCGTCGCCACAGGCTGGTCATATGTGCCTGCTTTAGGCGGCTGGATATCGGATAAGGGCTTGGAATAAGAAAGGAGATCATCATGGATAATATTAAAAGATGGTTTATAGCCATTGGCGCAGCGCTGTCAAGCTGGCTCGGACTGCTTTACGTGCCGATGATAGTGCTGATACTGTGCAACATCATTGACTATGGCACGGGCCTGTGTGCCGCAAAGTACCGTCAGGAGACTGTATGCTCGTACAAATCAATTCGTGGCATCGCCAAGAAAATATGTATGTGGCTGTTGGTTGCGGTAGGCGCTATACTGGACTGGCTGTTATCTTTTGCCGCTGCGAATATAGGGGTAACGATACCGTTTCATTTTCTTGTTGCATCGGTGGCGGCTGTTTGGCTCATCGCCAACGAGATCATTTCCATTCTGGAGAACGTCAAGGACATCGGTGCACCTCTGCCGCCATTCCTTTTGAAACTGGCGAAAAACATTAAATCCAAAACGGAAGAGGCTGCTGATATGCAGATAGATAAGGAGGGCAAGTGATGGCAGACATCAAGGTCATTGAAAAGATCGTATCGCCCGCTGCGTGCTGGTTTACTGTATCATGCCCTAGCGACGATGACGCAGATGCCGTTATCAAGGTAGTGCTCGACAGACCATATCCATACATATGGGTAAACTCCGAGGCTGATGACGCATTTTTTGGTCTGGCGCTCACATATGAGGACGTTGAACGTGCGGCAATCATCGCCCCCGAAACGGATACAGTGCTTGGCTATGACCTTAGCACTGACGGCATACTGTCAGGCTCGGGGTATAACGCCAGATGTATTTCTACGGGGGCACGCAAAGAATTTTATGTTGTCCCGGGATATCCCTGCAAATCCAATCGCCTCAGATATACGGGCCTGGCTGTATCCGCCCAGTACACGCCCGTGTGCCCGTTTATGCGGTCTAAGTCGGCTTGGTGATACCATATATAGTTATAGTGAAAAGCAAAAGTCCCTCGCATTTGTGCGGGGGACTTCATTATTTTTTTGAAGGTGATCGTAAAAGAGCAATAGCCTTTTCATGTATTTTGGAAATGAAAAGTTCAACATTTTTAATGTTTTCTGATACGAACTCTTTTGAGATGTCGTATTCGGATGAATCGCATAGGCTTCTGTCCATTTGATGGGCAATTTGATTTCTACGCATAAATAGGTCATTTATCCATTTCTTTCCATTTTTTAATCCGTCATTTCGTTTTTCACCAGTAAATTCACAGGTTGAATAAAATGTTTCGCTTAAAATAGCATCCAAGCTTATTCCTAAAAAGTTTAATTGGTCCTTTAAGCACTTGTATGATAAGTATGTATCTAATCCAATCCTTCCAACACAGTGCTCAAGTAGCCATTCGCAAGAAGTTGATGTTTCTATAACCCCCTTTTCTACAACAGACATAGGAATACATAAATTCATATATTTTTGCGTCTTAGGCCATTGCTCTAAAAACATACATTTTATTCCAATCTTTGTAAGTTCATGAATATAAAAATCTAAGATACCTTCAAGAAAAACTATTTGAGAGCGACATATTTGTTTAAAACCTTCTTGATCCCCTTTTTCCAAAAGCGTGTCTGCCAAATCAAATTGCTTTTTTAAAAGGGTGATACTCTTTTGAAAATGTGTATAACACTCATCTGGGGAAAACGCCTTCACTGTTGGGAGGGAAACTTTTTCTCGCAATTCTACTTTTCGTTCTGATAATGACACCTTTTTATCCAAAGATTAGTCCCTCCTATATACTTCTGATAAATTCAGCAAAGGTGTCATTTAACATAGGAATAGCACCATATTTTCCAGTAATATATCCTTTGCAAATATTTTCATCTTTACGTACATTTTTTATTTCAGCAAGGGAATACATATCTGTAGCACGTCCTTTGCTCTTCATTTCTGTAAACCATATTTGGTCTCGACGAAAAATATCAAGTTTTAAAAGGCTAGTGTCATGCGTAGAGAAAATCAATTGAGAGCGCTTTTCTTTACCTAATTCACTGAGCATTTTGATTAAGCTGGATACAACTGATTCATGCAAATTATTTTCTAATTCATCGCATATGATAACTTTATCACCTTTCATTATTTCTATAAAAGGATAGAGAAATTCCAGCATTTTTTTAACACCTGTCGATTCCTCCGATAAATCTATAGAAAATTCATCATAGATAACTTTAGCTTCTATTTTAGTAGCTGTTTGTTGTTGAAGGAGATTTTTTAATTCTTCTGGAAATAAAGGAGGGAGAACTATAGGGCCGTCAGATAACTTTATTATAATGTCCTTAATATCTGATCCCAACTGTCGGAGTAATTTCACAACAGCATCTTTAATATCTGGCCGTTTACCCATTTCCATTAAAGATATATTAACCCAGTTGTCAGAACCAAGGCCACGATAAATAACAAGATCGCTAACAAAGAACTCAAAAGCTTCTCTTATTTCTTCAACAGCACTAAAGTTTGCTGCGACAGATAAAAATAATCTGTTTTCTTTGAAGGCATCAATACAACTATCAAATTTGCCCTTGAATTTATTTCCCGCTTCATATGAGTTGCCAGTTCTTTCAAATATTATAACTTTTCGACCATTAGGAAAATAGAAAAGGTATTCTTCATTAACAAGCCCATCAATTAAAGAAAAGCCATATGAGTAAAGCTTATTATTTTTTTCAAATTGAATGCAATAAGTGCTTTCATCTGATGAGGACAATAATTTATGTGGTCGCTGAAGAATTAGCGCACCAGGTTGATGATTGATGCTGTTTATAACTAACTGTTTTGTAAACGCTATTGCATCAATAAAATTTGTTTTTCCTGAACCGTTTGCTCCGTAAATTACCGCTGTTCTTAAAACTTTGTTTTTCTCAAATGTAAGTATTTGCTCTTGATGCTCTGTATCATTGCTAGCTAAGGCAGAAAAGGTAATTTCCTCCTTTATTGATTTATGATTTGAGCAAGAAAACTCCAAAAGCATAACTAATTCTCCTTTCAAATTAACACTATAATATCATGCTTTAACTAATTTGTCAAGCATATTTGTGAGAAAATCACAAAAAATCGCTTGTGATTTAAATATAAAACAATTATACCCAGATATAGAAAAGCTATTCGTTATATAATAAAATAATGATTACTATAATAAAAAACATTAAACATTAAGCTTATTGGTAGTGGCTGAGTTATGTGACAATCGTATATTACGGCTGTATTATATGTTATTGCAACCTTTTTGCAACTCTTTTTTAGATATTTATATTAAAACAGCGTAAAAAAAGCAAATTTTATATCTGCTGTACATAAACAAAAAATTCCTGTAAACCGCATAATCAAGCGATTTACAGGAATTTGTTCCTGGTCGAGGTGACGGGACTCGAACCCACGGCCTCTTCGTCCCGAACGAATTTGCATATAGCTTACTTTTTCCCTTAATAGCGTGAATAGTTGACACATCAATTACACTTTTGACACCCATCTGACACCCATAGCTTATTATAATAATCATTCAGCTTATCCATCTGCTCTTCTTTATGCTCGGCGTTCAAATGGGTATATATCTCCATTGTTGTTGTAATATCTGCGTGTCCTGCCTGTTCCTTGGCAGTCATAACATCAACGCCTGCAAGGTACATATTTGTAATAAATGTATGTCTCAGCCAATGTGCTGTTATCTGCGGAATGACCATCGGAATTTTTTCAGGCGCATTCAGACTTTGGGGCTTCTTAAATTCCTTAAGACTGCCCTTGCTGTCAGTTATCAATATGCCGTCAAAGTCTCCAAATCTGAAATTCAATTCTTTAAGATAACTGTTCCACAGTTTACGCCAGGAGCTGCCAGACATAAGACTGCCTTTTGTGTTCGGACAGACAAGCATTGTCTTTGCTTTGCTCCGCTGATCCCTAAGGTATTCTGCAAGTATAGGCGGAATATTCACAGTGCGCATACCTGACTTAGTTTTTGTGCACGGCTTTATTCTGGGAATATCCTTTTCCATTGCCACTGCTTTGTTTACGGTGATCGTGCGCTTGGAGATATTGATATCGGTCCAGTTCAGAGCAAGAAGCTCACCACGGCGGAGACCTGCAAACAGCATTATCATTGCAGCCGTATGTGCCCGATGATTTGTCGGGGCAATTATCCACTTTTGCTCTTCCTCAGTCAATGCTCTTCGTGGTTCCTTATCCTCATCGTGAATATATTCAGGGGGCAGTTCGATGCCCTGAACAGGGTTAAAGTCCATTACACGATTTACAATAGCATATTGGCAAATCTGAGACATTACCGACTTATATTCCTTTAGCGTCTTATGAGCTGCCCCATCGGCGGTATATTTATCAATGATATCCTGACAGTCAGATACAGACAGTTCCGAAATTGGAATATTGCTGATATCGTCCATCTTTTTTACCCTAATTGCATATGTCTGATATCTTCCCTCGGAAATCTTTCCTTTTTTCTTGCGTAACCAGCGTTCAGCCCATTCGCCAAAGGTATCCCGTTCTGCCGAAACATCAATGCCCTTGCCGATTTTCAGCTTGACCTCCTGTACCTTGCGGTCAAGCTCACGCTGTGTGTCAGCATATACGTATTTATATTTGCCGTCTCCGAGATAGACTTTTGACTGCAATCGTCCGTCGGAGCGCTTGGTGTTCTTTGCTCTTGCCATGTTTAACCATCCTTTTGCAGTTGACTGCAATGCCGTCACCCACCGAAAAATACAGAGGGAGCGGCTCGGTTTCTTATCGGGTGTTTTCCCGAAAAAAACTTTGATTTTTCAAAACTTTATCTGCTTTGCCATTGTCAATATGGTGTTAGACGTTTTATCTTTGGTTATGTCCTGCATTAGCGCTGCATTGTCATTATATGTTATTTTTCTACTGAAAGGCGGCAGAAAAAAATGAAACTGAAAGAAATCAGAACAGCCAAAAAATAAGCGTCCCAAACTTGTGGAGATGACAGGTATATCACGCAGGACAATACAGGACATTGAAAAGCGTGGAGACTGTCTGGTATCCAATGCAAAGAAGCTTGCGCAGGCGCTTGATGTTTCTCTTGATGAGCTGTGCGCCGAATAAAATAAAATAGCACTATGGCTTCCCCCGTTCCGTATGGTTCGGGGGATTTTTTATTTCATTAAATCATCGATTACCTTATTATTTGATAATACTATGATGACATTTAAGCCAGAAGCTGACGTTAATGTTATTTCTCCGCATTTGCAGATATTAAGTTTTTTATTATCCTTAAATCGTTTGTCTGGACTGCCATTGCGATTTACATATTTCCATGTATATCCTACTATCTCAGAGTCGGAGCAAACTTGTGCACCAGTGATGTTACGCTTGGAATACGATATTTTTATATCATCATAGTTTACAGCGCCTATTTTTCCGCTGCGTATAATCAGTAGTTTATCAGGAAGAAAGACCAGTTTTTCTGAAAACATATTTATACAGCATATATCGATGTTTGTGCGCATAAAGCGAGGACATCTATGTGTCATTGTCAATGGTTTTAAATTTACAACAGTATTTGCGCCTGAGTGATATTTTCTATCTGTTACAGCTGTTGATGTAATTTGCTGCCATTTCCCTCTGCTTGTATTTACAAAATCCCATGATGCACAATAGTTATTATAATTTTCGCTGGATTCGGCATCGAGATTATAATCCATATCAACAACAGCGAGAAGCAGGATTGCAATAGACACCGCTAAAAAAGCAGCGATAGATATGTACATTATAACGGGGGAAAAAGAAAATCGGTCATATAACCCCACGGATATACAGGGGCCGAAGATAGCCAAAATAATGGCGAGCATCTGCGAGTAATAGGCGATTTTAAGACGTTTTAATAAATCATCATATTCAGCTGGCTGAAAATTAGTTATATCTGCACTTGTGGTATTTGATGTAACGCCAAGCCCTATTTGAATGTTTTCGGTTTCTGGCGATGGTTGTGACGCATGGGACGGCCTTCCGCCGCCTTTTCGCCCCTTGCTGCCTAAAGTATAATAAAGACCCGTGCCTGGTATGGTTATTCTGCTTGTAACTCGTCTGTGAGGGCTTATGGTTGTTCTAAAGCCCTTTGTTCCAATACTATAGCCTATGCCTGAACTACTAAAATTTATTCTAACGCCACAGCCCAATTTTACGCTTTTTCTGAACTTAAGTCCCATAAAATCACGTCCTTAGTTAGTATTGTTATATTTTACATAGCCTCGACTTCTTCAAGCGATGCACAAATATTATCGAAGTCATCTCGGCGTATATGTTCCAGTTCATGTTTGACTGCCTTTTTCTGTTCTTCCCACGACAGGTGAGAATTTATGTAAACATTATAAAATCCGTCAGAATCTAAAACTGTTACGCCTTTGATGGTGTACGGCAAGTCTATATATCTGATTATGTAATCAATCATTCTCACCATTCCTCAGAGCTTCAATGATTTTTACAGTTTTCATTATATCCTCTTTAGTTGCTTTTTTGCTGGCACTAAAGAGGATTTTCATTTCCGGGCGGGTTCGGAGGCTGTCAACAATTTCTCTGACTTCATCGTCTATAAATAATGGTTCTCCGTGCTCGTCATAGGCTTTGACATTATCGGTATCTATCCCAAGAAGGTAGTCTGTTGACACTCCAAAATACTCTGCGAGTTTGCTCATGGTGGTTGTGCTCAATTCTGCTGACCTTCCTTTTTTGAGGTCTGTTAATGATCCTCGGCTTACGCCTGCTTCCTTGCACATTTTGGTTATGTTTATGCTGTTGGCTTCGCACAAATTTTCGATAGTTTCATACAAATTAGACATAATTATGCACCCGCTTTTATTAACCTTGACAAATTTATGCCGAATCGTAAATTTACTATTGACATTTACGCCGTGGCGTAATATAATAAAAATACAGTTTACGGCAGAACGTAAAAATATAATCTTGCAAATATATTATATTACATTTTTCCGTAACTGTCAATCGTGATATTTTACAATATGGGAGGTGTAATTTTGTCAGAATACAAGAAGCCGTTATGTGACTACGGTAAAAAGGTCAAGATTGCTCTTATGGAGCAGAACCACAAGCAGGAATGGCTGATATCGGAAATTAAAAGCAGATATCCCAATATTTATGTGGACAGTTCCAATCTGTACAAAATCCTTGTAGGGGATATTACAAGCGGAAAAGTCGTTTCGGCAATCAACGAAATCCTTTCGCTTACAGTCTAATTTTATAAGATTATGCAAAAATAGCCCCCGCAGGGCACACCACGGGAGCGGATAACCGTTTAATCGACAAAGCCATAAGCAGTGTTTTTAGAGGGGACACTGCCACAGGTAGCAGAACGGTAAATATCTTTTCTTATGGCATCGTTAGATGGCATTCGGAAGCGTGAGAGATCCTCGTGCATATCATCGATGCGTTCAGAGATACGCCAATCAAATTCACAGCGATCAACGGTATCAAAGTCAAAAAAGAAAAAGAAGAAAGCAAACACCCCCTTTCCGTAAGAGGGTCTGAACTACAGAAAATGTGCCTTTTCGGTAATTCATTAGTCAAATTATACATCTTGGGCAACTGAGATGTCAACAGCAAGGAGGAAATCAAATGAGCAGACGCAAGCATACATCGGGGACCCAGAATAAGCGCACCTGCCTTTCTGCCGTCGAGCAGATGCAGCAGGAGCGCAAAGCCTTAAAAGCGGCCAGAAAGAAGTTTCCCAATGACTCACAGAAGGCAAGGGTCGAGGCGCAGCTGATAATGCTGGGAGCAATGGGCCGCAGCGGACACACATTCGGGAGGTAAGACAATGTATAAGGTAATTGATACATACGACGGATTTGATGATGTCGTAGGCGTATTTGACACAGAAAAGGAAGCCAGAGCAGCGGCGGAAGAGCATGCAGAAGATACCGATGGCGAGTGCCAGGTAATCATTTATAGGTTTGTGTCGCCTGTCAAGGGCTTCGAGGTCGTAACGCACTAATACGTAAGGAGGGCCAAGCATGAACATGAATATGAACAAGAAAAAGGCAAGGCTGTATATCTACAGCTGGGACGAGGTTCCGCTGTTTGTGGATATCCCGTTTTGCAGTAAGCTGTTAGGCATATGCTGTGAGACTATCCGCCAGAAGTGCGCAAATGGCAAGATACGTGCGTTAAAAACGGACGCAGGCTGGAGAATATCCAAGGAGACCCTTATGGAATTTTACGAGAAGGGCGGGGTAATATGAAGGCCAACAGCGAAAAGGCATTTAGGGAAAAGAACTGGCGGACTATTTTCGAGACAATGGAAGATAACCTGCTGACCGTTCTGGACGTTCTTCACGAGGAATACGGCTTCGGCGAGAAGCGGCTTATGCAGTTTCTGCTTTCGGTGCAGAATAAGGCGGCTCAGTATAACGAAATGCTGGACGATGGCGTTATTGACGATAAAACAGGCGGTCAGCGTGAGAAATATGCCGCACAGCTGCATGAGATAATCAAGACCCGTGCCAAATATCAGCTTCCGCCGTCAGTGGTGGATATATTTAATCAGTCTGCGCCTACAGCGGCGGAGCTTGACCGCTCGGAGCGTCAGAAGCGTAAAAACAAACAGGTGTCAGTGACCAAGGCGGCAGAGCTGCAGAACAGCTTGCAGACGGCCAGGGCATGGGCAATGAGTAAGGACGGTGCAGGACATGGGCAGGAAAGCAAAAGAGGATTGCTATGAATGATTTAAATAAAAAAGAGCGCATAGCCATTGAGCGACTGAGAGCTTTTGAGCAGGAAGAACCATATCATGTTTGTTATAGTGGTGGTAAAGATAGTGACGTAATTCGTATTTTAGCCGAACTGTCGGGCGTAAAATATGAGCTGCATCATAATCTAACATCTGTTGATGCGCCTGAGACCGTCTATTACATAAAATCCATACCTGGTGTATCCATTGATATTCCACACGACAAAAATGGCAACAGAGTATCAATGTGGTCACTGATAGAAGAAAAAAAGATACCACCAACACGTTTAATGCGATATTGCTGTAGCGAGCTAAAAGAAATTGGTGGTAAAAATCGCCTAAAAGTCACTGGTGTAAGAGCTGCCGAAAGTACCGCCCGTGCGAAAAATAGTGGAGTAGTCAAAATTATCGGGAAACCTATCACCGTACAGAAACAGGCCGAAACATTACAAGCTGATATAGGCCTTACGCCCAAAGGTGGAATAATAATGAACATGGATAATAGTCCGAGCCGTCGCCTGGTTGAACACTGTTATCGTACAACATCAACTATGGTTAATCCTATAGTCGATTGGTCTGATACGGATGTTTGGACGTTCCTTCACCATTACGGCTGCAGCGGCAATCCGTTGTATCAATGTGGTGAAAACCGTATTGGCTGCATCGGCTGCCCTATTTCAGGTCAAAAAAACATGATACGGGATTTTGAAAAATATCCCAAATATAAAAAATTATATATTCATGCGTTTGATAGAATGCTGATGAAGAATAAAAATCACGTTCAATATACTTGGGAATCTGGTCAGGACGTTTACGATTGGTGGACGGGTACTGATAGTAACCAAATGTCACTTTTTGAGGAGGAATAAAATGCTGACAAATCGTGAGCTGGCGGTGCTCCTGCTCCTCACACAATGCCGAAAGGTGCTTATAATCATGCCGACGGATAAGCAGGCAAAGGATATGCAGGAATTTCTCAGGGCACAGATAAGAGCTGAGTATC